GACGGGCAAGCCCTCGTGCGCCTGAAACTGCGACAGCGCGCCGATCGTCTTGACGCCCCATCGGCCATCGGGATTGCCCACGCCGGCATAGCCGAGCCCGCGCAACTTGCGTTGCAGCGCCTTGACATCGTCGGCCGGCATAGCCGGAACGGTCGCGACGGCGGCGCCGGCGCCGAGCTTGCGCACCCAACGCTTATAGGCGTCGGCGAGCCGCACATCGTAATTGTTGGCGGCATAGCCCTTGCCGTTATAGATCAGCGCGACATGCGCCCAATCGTGCCGGTTCAACGGCTCGATCAGATGCTTGTTTTTGATCTCGCGCACCATGCACTCGATCTGGCCGGCGAGGTTGCCGGTCATGTGATCGACCATGGCGCACGCCGAGCCGAACCCCAACTCGGCGTAAAGGAAGCCCATCGTTTGACCGATGCCCCACGACGCCGATTGATTGGCGATCTCGGCGTTGATGCCGCGCGCATTGGCGATCAGCGTGAGGCGCTTCGCGCTCGTGCCCTGATCCTTGTATTGCGTCTTTGGCGACCATTTCGGGATCGCGAGGCCCGCGCGCACGAACGCGGCTTGCAGCGCCTTGGAGAACTTCGCCGCGATGCTATAGGCCTTGTGCCGCTCATAAAGCAGCGCCGGCGTGCGGCCGTCCTGTTCAAACGCATTGCCGGCGGTTTCGACCTCGCCGAGCGCGAGCATCGCGGGCGGCTCGATCCCGTTCGCGTTCGCCGCAGCGACGAGCGCTTGAGTGAGAGTTTCCGAGAACATGATCAGACCTTTCGATAGGCGATGATGCCGCGCGTCGAGCGAACACGCTCGCGCACCGCATTGCCGTCATTGCCGGAGAGAAGGCGGATCAAACCGCCGCCGAGGTTTTCAGTGATGATGCCGACGTGATGCCGCCACACCGCGACGACGCCGGCGCCGGGCCCCGAGGCGGCCGAGCCGACATCGGCCCATGCCCGCGCCAGATTGAGCCGCGCATCGCCGACGCCGAGGCGAAGCCGCAGCCAGCACCCACACCATGGAATGCCGGCGCACGCTGCCGGCCGCCCCGATGCGACGTGATGGTGATGGTGGTGATGATGGTGCGGGCGCGCATGCGCCGGCGATGCCGCGAGCGCAAGCGCAAGCGACACCGCTGCGAGAAGTGATCGCATCGGGATCGTTCCTGTTCGTTTGGAGGAAAGCCGCCCTTAGCGGCGCACCACTACGCTGAGCCGCGCCGTGTATTGGATCGTCCCGCCAGCGCCTCCCGCCGTTGCGCCGAGATCAAACGTATGCAGCCCCTCGGGTAGCGCGGCGTGCGAGGCCGTTCCGGAGAACGTCATCTGAAAAAACGATTGCGAGGCTGGCGCCGAGATAATGGCATCTCCGAGCAGGACCGCCGCATCGTACATGATTTGCATGCCGTAGCCGCTGCCCGTTACGACAGTGTTATAATTGATGCCACTCGCCGTCGCCGTCACCGCCTCGCCGGCCCACATAAGCAAGCCTACAATCATGCCTTGCGATACGTTGACGCTCGACGTAGTGCTGCCAGTTTTTGCAGACTCAAGCGTGCGGCCATTGTCGTTGAACCATGACCGGACATACCGCTTCCCGATGGCATCGGCGAACGCCGGGCCGGCGTCGATATAGGCCATGCCGACGAGAGATCGCGTGTTGTCGCCGCTCTTGATCTCGACGCCCTTGTTGCCCGCCGTCGTCGAGGTGGCGTGGCCCGTGGTCGAGGCCTCGATCGAGGTGACGGCGCCGGCCGTCGCAACGGCATAGACATAATAGAGCGTCGAGACCGTCAACCCCGTCGGCGCCAGCGACACGCCGGCGTCGGGAACCGTGCAACTCACGCCGTTGATCGTGATGCGGTTACCCTGGTACGGCAACAGCACGAGATTTCCGGAGACGAGCTTTAACACGCATTGTCCGAACGCGAGGCCCGACGGCGTGATGTTCGTCAGCGCCGAGCCATCCACCGCCGGCATCTTGCCGCCGGAATCGAGTTGCGGAATGTTGTTCGCACCCGTGCCGACATTGAGCGCGGCGGCCGTGCCGAGCGTCGGCTTTCCCGTCAAGTCGGCATAAGCCCCCGTCGTCGCAACCGCCGCCAGCGCGAGGCCGAGGTTAGCCAGCGCTTGCGCCTTCTGGCCCGTCGTCAACGTCTGCGCCGCATCGAACCGCAGCCGCGCCGCAAGCGCGTTCGTGATCGTGGTGGCGAAACTCGGATCGTTGCCGAGCGCGGCCGCCAATTCGTTGAGCGTGTCGAGCGTCGCCGGCGACGACGCGACGAGATCGGCGCGCATCGCCTGCAACGCCGCCATGTTGGCGAGTTGCATCGTGTTGGCATTGAGCGGCGCCGTCGGCGCCGTCGGCGTGTTGACGAAGGCCGGCGAGTCGAGCGCCGCCACGCCCAGCGCCGAACGGAACGTCGGCGCATCGGCGAGCACGAGCAGCGCCCGCGCAAAATCCGACAGCGCGAATTGACCGGCGGTGCCGTCGGCCTTGATGTACGGCACCGTTCCCGGCGTCACCGCGAGATCGATGATCGCCGACAGAAAGTCGCCGATATCATGATCCTCGTTCCACCATGACGGCTGCACGCGGCCATCGTCGAGGCCGTCGTCGCGCGTCGCGAGTTTTGTGTGCTTGATCGGCATTGTTGCCCCTCGAAAGATGTGTCGGATCAGGCGCCGACGAAAGCCGCGTCGATCTCGGCCGGCGTCGTCATGGTGCCCGCAGCAATCGCGGCGGACGCCGAAGCCTCGGCCGAAAAGCACTTCTGCACGTGCACGGCGACCGCCGTTGCAAGCGCAATGATCTGCGTCGCATTCAGCGCGACAAAGCCGGAATCCGTCTTGAACTGGAGCGACGACGCCGGCGCCAACTGCACGAGGTTGTAAGCGCCATTGATCATCGCTTGGGACTGCCGGTCGGTCGAGATCGGCATCGCCTCGACGGTGATGCCGCCGGTCTCGACGGCGTAGCGCTTGAAGGTCGCATAGGCCGACAATTGCGCCTTGCTGTACTGATCGACAGCCGTTTGCGAGAACGTCGCGCCATCGAACAGCCACGCGGCGATCGTGGCGCCGGCCTGCGCCAGCACGTCCCAAAGATCAGCCTCGCTGGCAATCTGCGACGGCACACCGCCCGCAGCGCGCCACGCACCGAACGTCGCGTCGGACAATGCGACATAGGTGTTGCTGGCACTGGAATAAACCTGCGCCGTCGAGCCGCCGACGGCCCAATACCAATTGGTAGGATTGAACGTTTTCACAGGTATTGACCTCCCGTTGATGGCAGCCCAGCGCTCGTGCCGGGCAGATAGTTGACGCCCGACCCGTTGACGCTGATCACGCCATTGAGCGACACGACGTAGCGAATGCCGGACACGTTGCCGGCGCCGGTGATCGACGAATAGACCCCGGCGATGACGCCGAGCTGCGTCGCGATAAAGAATTCCGAAAACACGACGGGGTTGACAATCGTCAGCGCCGGCGGCGCGGACGTGTTGAGCACGATCGTCCCATTGAGATTCGCGTCAAGATGAACCTGCGCACTGCCGACGATCTTGATCGGACCCGAAATGACGACGGTCGCGCCGCTGCCGGACGCGACAACGTGCGCCAACGTCGCGGTACCGAAGTTGATCGCCCCGAGATTGACCGCGCCGCCGACGTAGAAGCCGCAGCCGGGATCGGCGCCCACAGCCACACCCGTCACCGTGAAGCCGGTCACGGTGTAGCCGCGCCCGATGCCCTGGAAAGCCGAGCCCGACGTGCCGTTGACGATGCAATTCGCAGGGTTGGCGACGTTGCCGATGATGATGACAGAGCCCTGGCCGTTGACCGGGTTGAGCCACACCGGGGCGTTATACGTTCCGTCAGCAACGTGAATGGTGACGTTGAATCCATTCATGTTGAATTTGGCGGTCACATCCAACGCATGTTGGATCGTTGCGAACGGCGCGCCGGCACTCAAGCCATCGTTTGCCGTGTCGCTGCCGGTCGAATTGTTGACGTAGTAGTCCCGCGACGCCGTCAACAGCGCGCCCGACAACCCGACCTTTTGCCAACGGGACCCATCCCAATTGAACGTTGCCACCTCGCCGGTGACCAAGTCGAGATTTTGCGTCGGCGAGCCGTCGGGGTGCACGATCGGCCCCGAGAAGCCGTTCGCCGTCAAGGTCGAGGCGCCCGTGACGGTGTGCGCCACCTTGACGCGCACCGTCATGCCCGACTTCAACTCGGGCGGCGTCGGCGACAGCGTGATCGACAACGCGTTGACCGATCCGGTATCCGCCGCATAAGACGGCTGGCCGCGCTGCAACAAATGCTGAATGGCCTTGATCAGCAAATTGTCGTCGAGGCCGTTCTCGGGCACGATCTTGATCGTCGGATCGGCCGCCGTGCCGCCATTGACACGCGCGACGGCACGCATCGCCGCCGCCACGCTATTGAGAAACGCGGCCTGAATGTCGGTACCGTCGTCGGCGGTCGCAGTGCTGCAATCTCGAAACCACGTATCGGCAGTCGGAAAACTGCGGGTGTCCGAGGGCCGGATCGCGACGGCGTTCGGCGCGTCGGCCGGACCAAGAAAATCACTCATTAGATTGCCTCATATTGGATTTGAATTTCCGCGTGCACGACGCGCGCGAGGATGCATTCGAGCGGGCCGAGATCGGGACCGCATGACAGGCGCCGGCCGGCCTTGAGACGCCCGGCCCTCGGCAACGTGCGCGAGGTGCCGGACCAAGACGGACTTGCGCCGAGATCGACATCGATTTGCAGGATCGCTGCCGAGCGACGACCAGGCATCGCGCGACCGGCTTTCGAACCGGCCGAGCCGACGCGCGTGCCGCATGCGCTGAATTTATCGACGCACGAGATCGACCAGCCGGCGCGGGCGGCCACCTCGGCGTAGTATTCGCAGCGCGTGCCGCCGATCGCCGCGACCTTTGTGCAGAGATCAGGGAACGGATCGCACGCATCCGGCAAGCCATACTCGGCCATCCAGATGTCGTGGGTCTCGACATGCGTCGCGCACCAGAATTCCCAACGCAACGCGCACAAGCGATCATTGAGAAACGAGAACACGCCCGCGACCGACTTCCAGAACCGCCGCAGGATCGAGCCTTTGCGGAATTCCGTTTGAAAGCCGTTGTCCTGATAGCCGCCGCCATCAAAGCCGACATCGTAGCCGACGGCCGGGCCGCCTTCATTGGATTGCCACGCCCGACCCTGCGGCAACAGCGCAAGCGCCGAGTTGAGAATTTCATCGCGCGTCGGGCACCGCAACGGCGCCGCGCGCGCGTTCGCGCATTGTGTCATCGCAGCACCTCACACAAAACTGACTGTTCCGAGCGTCGGCATCTCAGCCGTTACCAGCGGGATATCCGCCGCCGGCGCATCGATCGCGTGCCGAACTTCCCCGGTCGCGTTCGCAACCGCCTGCCAAATCCACGATCGCGAGAACGATGTCGGATAGGCCAGATAGGGCATGTTGCCGACATCAATGTCGCTGCCCGCGACACGCGCAAGCCGGCGAAATGCGTTCTGCAATTCGGTGACGACGATCGAGCGCTCGGCGGCCGTGTTCGGATGCAAGCCGCTGATCGTGACATCGACGGGGTGCGCGATCGGCGCCGCAACCGTCACCATCGCGCCGGCGGGCCGCACGGTCTCGATGTAGTCCTGTACGCGCGCCACGTCGGCCGGCAATGGGATGCCGTTGGCGTAGAGATCGAACATCAGCGGAAACACGCGCACCGTGCCGGGGCCGGCGAACAGCCGCTCGACAAACACGGTCGGTTGATCGAGAAACGACGACACGCCGGGAACGCTCGATGCCCACATCACATAGTCCGCCGCCGATCCGCCGTGTGGCGGATTGCGCTTGCGAAACAGGATGCGCGCCCGAAACGGCTCGTCCCCTTCCACGTCCTGGCCGCCGGTGATGCCCTGACCGCCATTCGCGGTCGAGACCGCCGCCGTCGGATCGCTGCCGACGACGCCGGAGATGATCTCAAGCGGCGTGCCGGCAATCGCCGTCGTCGCCTGGCCGTCGATCGCGGCCACCACCTCAACGTCAACCGTGCCGGCGCCGGTCATCGAGCCGCCGGCGGTCGCGATGTACTCGACGCCGTCGGCACGCCGCAGCACGGCGCCGACGGCAAGCGACATCGCCGCCACGTCGGTGATCGTGACAAGGCCGCTCGCCGGCGCCGCCGGGCGACGCGCAAGGCCCAATTCGGCGCCGTGCATGTCGAGGTTTTCGCTATCGGCCGTCAGCGCGAATTTCTGCCGCTGGATGTAATCGGCAAAGCCGAAAACCTCATGCGTCATGCCGCCGAGAACCTTTGCGGTCGGGTTGATGTTGTTCGGCCAAATCCAGGCATCCGAGCCCGGCAGATTGGTGCGGAATTGCGAGCGCGCGCGCTCGACCAAATCCCTGAGTGAAGGAATTGCAAACATTAGCGGGCCACCTGACTCCAAAGAACATCAAACTTTCGATCATAGATGCGCGCGCCGTCCCGGCCGTAGAGCGCGACAACAAGCTCGATCCGGCCGGCCGGCGCGTTCGCGGTCGCGGCGATCTCGATCCGTACGCAAACGCCCTGCGTGATCAGCGTCGCCAAGGCCTCGTTTGCGAATTGCTCGGCCCATGTTTCCGCCGGCACGCCGGCGATCGTCATCGGCGCGCGTTCGAGCAGCCACAACAGCGAGCCCAACTCGCCCTCGTCGAGATCGGCGCGCACGTCGATGCCGTCGCCGAAATAGCCGCGCACGTCACCGTCGGCGAGCCATGCGAGCGGATGCTCGGGATCGACGCGCTTGTCGGTGAACAGCGCGAGAATGACGGCGGTCTCTATCGCGGCTTTCGCGCGCAAGCCGCCGTGATTTTGCGCCTCGTCGGGATCGGCCATCGCCCAATCGGCGTAGCCGTTGGCGACATCCCACACCGAATCCCAAAGCACGTTACTATCGGCCGCACACCCTTCGGCGGCGCGGATCGTTACTTGTGCCATGATTTACACCGCAAAAACTTTTGTTGCACAGCCGGCGCCGCAGAGCGCGACGGGATCGCCGCCCTCGTCGCCCAAATCGACGCGATCGGATTTGATGACGACGTGCGGCGCCGTGTGGGTGATCTTGCCGCTTTCCAGCTTGATCGAGGCGTCGTCGTAGGTGACGGTCACGCTATCGCCGCCCTTGAGCACGATCGAGATATTGGTCTCGTCGTCATCCTCGGCGGCGCTGCTGCCCTGATCGCTCGACTCCTGCCCCTTGCCGATCTTGATGTTGATCAGCTTGGAATGCACCGCATCGAGATTGTCCTTAAACACGCGGATGATATCGCCGGTGTGATTGTAGATCACCGTGCCGCCTTCCGGCGTATCCTTCGGCCGGTGCTTCTTGTGCTCGAAGCCGAGCGCGAGCAGCCGATCGGAGCGGCCTCCGAGCGCGAGAAACTTGCCCTCGGACCCGCTCGGCGCGTGCGAGGAAAAGCCGTGCGGCTGCGCCCGATACACATCCTCGAATTCTTCCGACTTGAGGCCGGTCATCTTCTTGAGGATCTGTTGCGTGCCGCTATCGTCCGTCTTGAGCACGGTCGCGCGCCGCAGCGTCGCAACCATGCCCTCTTGCCCCTCGGGAAACCAAACCCACATCACTCATCCCCACCCGCATCACTCAACCAGGCGCCGCCGGCGCCGCCGCCCTTGCCGCCCTTGCCGCCGAGCGCGCGCGGATCGACCAGCGACAACACGCTCAACGATCCGCTTTCGCGATCCTGCGAGAACGTGACGCTTTCAATCGCCATGTCTTGGTGAACGTCCGCGAACGCGCTTTCGACGAACACAAGCCATCCCGGCTCCCACAGCGCGCCGCCATCGTCGCGGAAACCTTGCACCGTCACGTTGGCCTTGAGACTGTTGCCGGCCTCTCGATCGCGCCGCGTGCTCGCGCGTTTCTTGGCGCGATCCTTGTCGGTGTCGCCGTCGTGAATGACGATCACCGGGCGATAGCGGCCGATCTCGGCGTCGCGCGCCTTGGCCTCGATTTGCAACGCATCTTCGCCGTGCCCGTAGGGCTTTTGGCCGCGCACGATCACGTCGGAATGCCGGCCGCTAAAATTGTGATCGGCCTCGATCTCGATGATGTTGACGCCCTCGATCAAGCCGCCGGCGTGACGGCCCTTGCCGCCCGTGGTGATCTTGATCGAGCCGTCGGCCTGCCCCACAGGGAAAACCCCCTGCTCGCGGCACAGCTTCTCGACGCAACGGAATGCGGTCTCGCCCGGCGTGATGCGGTAGACCGGAACCTTTTTGAGTTGCTCGTCGGTGGAGATGCCGACGCCGAACTTGTCCAATTCGGCGCCGATCTCTTGCGGCGTCTTGTTTTTGAACTGGCCGGTATCGTGCACTGCGCTAGAGTCGATGAAGTCTTGCGACTTGCCACGCCCCGAGATCGCCGCCTCGGCGGTTTTGTGCTGGCCGAGTTTCGGTTGATAGCGATCGACGTAGCCGCGACAGGCAAGATCGCCATTGAACAGGATGTCGAGCGACGTGCCGGCCTTGAAGGTCCAGGCCGTCGCGGCGCCGCCGCGCTCGACGGCGGCCTCGATCTGGAACGAGCGCGCCGCCTCTTGGAATGAGGCGCGCACCATGACGCGCCGCCACGCCGACCACAGCCCGCCGCCAGCGGACACCGTGACGAATTCATCGCCCATTGCTTACCTCGAAAGCGCCTCGATCGTGCGCGGCATGAAGGATGGATGGCGCACGTCATTGCGCGCGACCAATTCGTCGGCCCGCAACGGGTCCGCGTAGAGCGTCCACGCTAGCGCCAGCGAGGGCATAATCCGCGCGCTTTCGACGATGATCACCGGCGCGAGCGTGTTGATTGTCTTGGTCAACCAGTCGATCACCTTGCCGCGCAACGCCTCGATCGCGACATAGAGATCGTGGTTGTCGGCGCCGGTGGTGTCGTAAAGCTCGGCCTCGAAATGCTCGGCCACCTCGCCGCGCGCGGTGACGCCGTCAGGACGCGCCTTGAAGGTCTGGCGCAACACCGCCTCGGCGTACGCGGTCAAGGCGGCGAGCCGCACCGCGCGCGCGGCGGCGGCCGTGTTGCTCGCCGCCGTCACGATCGGCGACGGATAGGATTGCACCGCGATCGGCGCCGGCGCCGGGAAGGCATCGGCCAATTCGAGCGAGGCGCGCACCGCGCTATCTGCGGGCAAGCCGTCGCCGAATTGCCGCACGATCGCGACGAGGCTCGCCATCGCCGCGCCGGCATCTGCGGCCGGCGCCGTGTTCGAGACCTGATCGGGAAGCGCCGCCAGAAAGCCGGCGACGCCGTCGCGCAACTTCGCGCTCACGGCCGGATCGACCGGGTAGGATTGCCGCAGCACATCGACCGCCGCCGCCGCGCTCGCCAGCGGCTCGACGGCCGCCGACACCACATAATCGGGCTGATCGAGCGTCACGATCGCGCGCGAGAACAGCGACGAGATCGTGCCGGCCAAGGTTTCGGCGGCCGTGAACGCGACGTTTTGCAACAGCGGGACCGAGATGAAGGCACTCGCCGCGCCGGCGCGTACGAATTTCAACTCGAACGCGACATAGCCCATCTGGTCGCGCTGCGTCGAGCGCTTGAAGGTTTCGCAATGAACCGTCACCGGGCCGAAATAGGGCACCACGAGCGTGCCGGGGCCATAGGAGGCCAGCGCCGATTTCAGCGCATTGGCGAGCGCGTCGGCGTTGTCGCCGTGCACATAGGCCACGCCGCCGTAGAAGCGCAGGGCCTCGCCCATATCCTCGATATAGGGCGGATCGCGATGCGGGAACACGTGTTTGACGTTGTCCCGGCCGCCCTCCTCGTCGTCGGATTCGAAGTAGAAGGGCACGCCCTTATAGGACGCGCGCCACAGCGTCTTGAGCCAGTCGCGGCACTCGGTGGAAGCCATCGCCGGGGAACCTCGCTTGTGTATCGTACGAAACAAAAACGGCCCCCAAGATGCTCTTGAGGGCCGCCTAAACAACGTGCCGGGCTATATCCGCCCGGCCTTGGATTTCATCGCATGGCGCGCAACGGCTGCGAAGGCGCGGGGCCTTCTAATGTCACTGCGGCGGCCCGGCTTCCGGCATCGATTTTCCGGTCGAGCCGGATGTTCCCGTTGCCGGCGCGCCCGTCGAGCGGAAGGCGTTGATGCCGTTCTGAATGCGCTGCTCGACTTGCGCCCAAAACCCATCGCCCGCCTGCACCTTGATCGTGGCGTCGAGCGTGGCGTTGCCGACAATCTCGGCCTTGACCGGCTCGCCCGAGCCGATGCCCGTCGCACGGCGGATGTCGTCGATCGTCCAATTGGCCGCGCCCTGGCCCTGATAGCGGCCCGAGGTAACGGCCGGATTATAGCCGAACTGGCCGAGGTCGGCATTGAGGCCCGCACGCTTGGCGTCCGTCTGCCCTTTGACGTAGGACTCGAAATCGGGATCGCCATAGATGCCGGCGGCCTTGTCCTTGTCGTCAAGCTCGCGCAACTGATCGAACCGATAACGCGGCCCGGCCTCATAACGCTTGAGCCGCGCAATGTCGTCATCATCGACGATGTCGCTCGCCAGTTGCGTGATCGCCAGCATCGGCGCCATGGCGGCAACCGTCTTGCTCAACGCAAACCCGGTGCCCTCCTTGCCCATCAACCCACTGATCGCCGAATGCGCACCATCATAGCTCATCGCACCCGTGAGCGCGGCGAGCCAGCCGCCGGCCGCCGCCGTGTGGCCCGGCTTTGACTTGGCGTGTTCGGCCGCCCAACTCAAGCCGCTTGCGAGCCAATTCATCCCCGCATTGGCGCCCGGCATCATCTGCTCGCCGGTGTTGCTCAAGAGGTTGTCGAATTGCGAGCCGATCGACTTCGCGATCACTTTCGGGTCGTTGGCTTGAAACTTGCCGGCGGCGTCCTTGCCGTCGGCATGCTCGACGAGGCGCCGATCCTTCTCGATGCGCGATTGCTGTGTCGCAAAAATCGTCATCATTTGCGCGGTCGTCGTTTGCGACGCCATCGCCGCAATCACCTCTTGGATTTTCGCCGGATCGGTCACGCCCTTCTCTGCTAGCTTCGGTAGCAACACCTTATTGACCCACGCATAAGGATCGGTCGCGCCTGGCTGCAAATACTCGCCGCCCACGACCCCGCCCGGCATCACGCCCTTAACGTTGCCGGTTGATGTCTTGATCACCTTGGCGGGATCGATCAAGCCATATTGCTGCAACTGCTCGACGGCCTTGTTCGACATCTTGCCGCCGACAAATTGCGTGTAGAAGCTCGACATGGCCTTACCGGCCGACGAGCCGCCCAACTCTTGCGCCAGCGTCGGCGCCGTCTTGAGCATGAAGTCATCGCTCAACGCGTTGGTTGCGGCGCGGCCGTATTTGAACATTTCATAGTAGTCGGTCGGCCGCAGCGTGTCGCCGAACACGTTGAGCGCCTTCGCCATGCCGTCGATATAGTGATTGAATTTGCCAAGGTCCTGAGTGACGCCCTTGATCTCCATACCCTTGGCGAGCTTGTCGAAATCCTCGTTTAGCTCGTCGGCCTTGTCGGGGTGCGCACCGAGCGCCACAACGCGCAACTGCGCCAGCGGCTCAAGAATGTGCGTCGCTTCCTCGAACGTGCCCACCATCGAGCGCACGTTGCGCGCGGTGTGCATGATCTCGGTTTGCGACAGCGACGGGTATTTTTTCGAGATGTTGCCGGCAAGCTCGCCGGCCTCTTTGATCTCGTCGGCCGTCATGCCCGACGCCGACATGCGCACCTTTTCGTGCTCGCGATCGGCCGAGACCTTGATCGCCTCGCGCGCGACCGCGCCGACGGCATGCGCGCCGCCATAGGCAGCGGCGGCGCCGGCGGCGATCCGCGCACCCTTGCCAAGCGTCGAGGTGGCCCGCTCCATCCGCGAGGCAGCGCGATCGGCGCCGGCGGCGAGGTTGAGTTGCTTTTGCACATCGCGGTTGAGCGCGCTCGCGGCGCGACTGATGCGCTGGATTTTCTGCGCAACGGCATCGAACGCACCGCCGGTTGCATCTTTGCCCTTGATGACGGCAAGGGCTTCAAGGATCGTTCCCATCACTTAACGCCTTTTCTTGTTCAACGTGATGGCCCGGCCGGCCCATCGGAATAATTCGGCCAACCCCGCCTTGTCGGCGATCTCGGGAGAGACGACGCGCTCGACCAAGACGAGGTAATCCCAAACCACCCCTACGGTGTCGCCGGAGAGTCCCGAAAAAAATCGAGAACGGCATCCTTCACCGCCATGGCATTGAGAATGCCCATATGCGTCATCGCGAGCAGCGGATCGGGCTCGACGATCATGCGCTCGGTATAGGCCTTGATCGCCGCGTCGTTGTCGACGAGCATCGCGCCGTCGCGAGATCGCACCCACGTTTGCGGGGCGCCCAATTCAAAGAAGTCGGGCGCCGACGGCTCTTGCAGAATGATCGCCGTCACCTTGCCGCCCTTGCCGTCATCGAACGGCTTTTTCAGCGGTACCGTTTTTCGTTCGCGTGCCATCCTGGCCCCCGTTAAACATCAAATCGAAAGTGGCCGGCGAGCACGAGGCCCGCCGGCAATGGTGTCGTTAGCTGTTGAGGGGCTGATATTGCGGCCCCTCGATCTTGACGCCGGTCACTTCGCCGGTACTCAGATTGAGTTTCGGCTCGCCGGTGAAGCGCGCGCCGGTGAAGATGTGCGTTCGGGCATTATCTTCCTCGACGATCGTCACGTCGATCTTGCACTTGCGCAGCTTGTCATCCCATTTGATGCCGCAGCCGTTGCGGAAGTTGAGATCGGCGCCGTACAATCTCGGCTTGGACGTATAGAACGCCGAGCCGTCGCCGTTGGCGCCGCCCGTGACCGTGATATTGGTCGGATCGAGCGTCACATCGCCGTCAGTCGGCGCCATGCGATCACCGTCAACGGTGATCGAGATGCGACCGCCGAAGCTATCGCAGCAATCGTTTGCCATGTTCTGTTTACCTCAAAGAGTGTTGGCGGGAGGCGCCCGGCCGGGACCGGACGCCGATTGAAGGCCGCGCTTAGACGACAGCCGAGTCGCCGGACGGCGACTGGTATTGCAGGAACGCCGTCACGTTGGCGGCGAACACGCGCAACTGATTGACGACATCGACCGGCAGATAGGCGTTGACGCGGTTGGCATCGTTGGGATCACGCTCAACGTTGACATACTGCGAGAACAAATCGCCCTTTTCGAGCACGCCGAGCGCGACGAGATCGTTGTACGCATGCACGAGCGTGTTGCGGATCGACTTCGGCGTCGCGATCTCGGCGAGGTTGAACGGATTGTCATCCGCGAGGGCCTGGCGCGAGTGGCGGTTGCTCACCAGCGTCTTGAAGTAGCGCACCGCGAACATAAGCTGAAACATCGTTTCAACATCGCGGAAGGTGCCATCGCCGACGCCGGCGGCGGTTTTCTGGTAGGTGGTGACGACGCGGTCGATCGCGACGATGCCGTCGGCGCGGACCTTGTAACCCGCGATGCCGTCGGCGTAGAGCGCCTGCCGATCGACGATGTCCCACCACACGCCACGATCACGCGGCGGCAACACGCCGTCGAGCGTCAGGGTTTGCAGCGGGCGCGAGACTTCCGGCGCGTCGCCGAGATGCGCGCTTGCCTTGCCGGCGAGCGCGGCGGTCCATTCCCATTCCGGCGTCGGCGAGCGCTGCGAGCCGAGCACGGTCACGTGCTGGTCGTTGCGGCCGTCGCCGAACGTCACGAGGCCCGACAGCGTGCCGAACTGCGTCGAGAAGTAATGACCGTAAAGCTGCTGGATCGGAGACCAGCGGCCGGCGGTGTCGTCGAGGAAGTCGCGCACGGCATTGAGCGACGCGGTGTCGCTATACGGGCCGGCGAGAAAGTCGAATTCTTCGTCGCCGAGGCTCGCGAACGGCGCGACGAGATCGGGCACGCCGCTACCGCCGGTCATCGCGACGACCGTCACATTGGCGGCCACCAGCAAATTCGACTCGTCAGTCGCAAAGGTGACTTCCTGCCCGTTGCCGAGCGCGCCGACGTGCCGCGCGGTCACGTTGACTTTCGATGCCGTGGTGCCATCCACGGCCGCGACAACCGGCAGATTGGCCGCGTTGATCGCCGCCGTGGCTGCAGTCGCAACCTGCGCCGACGTGTGCGCCGCGTTGACCTGAAACACGACGCGGCGGCCGAGCACCCACAGGATGGCGGCGCCGGTGACGCCGGGCGCGGTGAACGTGAGCGAGCCGGCGGCCTTGGCGCCGGCGGGATCGGCCAGCGGCAACGCCCAAAGCGGCTGGAACGGCGCGTTGCGGCGAGCGATCGTGAACATCGCCGACAGCATCGAGCCGACACCGAAGAAAGCGTCGGCCTCGGCCTGGTTCTGGATCGGGCCGATCACGGTGCCGGCGGTAGCCGAGCCGGCCGTGAGTTTCTGCCCGATCAGGACGACGCGCGGATCATTCTGATACGGCGTGCCGCCCGAGTTGATCTCGGCATAGAAGAAAGGCACCAAGAGGTTGCCCGGAATGTTGTTTAACAACACCGACATATTGACGTGACTCCATGTTCGCCCGACGTGTCAGCGCCGGGCGGCGGTTGAGGTGGTGATTTGCGGTTGAGGTGGCGTTAGGCCAGCGGCGCCTTGACGCATCGCGCGGCACTGCCGCACGCGTCCGGTGTCACGCAATTGGCGCACACCGCGAAGGCCGCCGGCGCGGCCGGGGCATCGGCCGCGACCAGCGCGGAGGCAGTCGGATCGGCCTCGACGACATCGCGATCACGAAGGCGGCGCGCCCAATACTGCGACTTGGTTTTCCACTCGCCACCCTCGGCGAGCGGAATGAGCGTCTGCGGATCGCGCACGAGCGCGATCACGGTCTCGCCCTCGATCTCGATCGGGGCGGGCTTGATGTAGATATTCGTCATTCCTGACCTTGCATGTTGGTGGCCGCCCCTTGCACCGGATCGGTGCCGGTGACGCCCGGTTGCGGCGCCGTGGTGATCCCCACGGTGTTGAGGTTGACACGCGTCGG